TTTTAAAATAAACTAAAAGCATGGTTAAAACAATTTGTAAATAATGATTCTTTTGAGTTATTTATATATTTTTTAATTAAAATATCAAGTTCATCAATTGTTTTAAAAAATATTATTTTGAATATATCTTCTTAAAGAAGCAAATACATATTCTATAGTCATCGCAATTTAGAATTCTACTAGATATATTTTTATAAAAATATATCTATTATATTTGTATGCATATTATTTAATTTTATAATTATTTTTAAAAATAATTATAAAAATTTGGTAGAATTATAAAATATGATTACTATATTAAAAATTAAATGAATATTTCATATTTTTTAAAATATTTTAGTAGAATTCTAAATTACGATGACTATATAATAATTTAAATTAACTACTCATAGAACCATCATCCGATGAATAATCTGACTCTGCAAAATATCTACAATGCATGTTCAATAATCTTCTTAGTGTATTCTTACGATAAGGATTGTTTGTTCCTTTAATTGTACATTTAACATTTGTCATGTTATATGCTTTGTTTACCATCCAAAAATAATGTTCAATTTGTCCACTATCTACATATTTATCAACAAATAAATATAAACATTTTCCATCCAATAAAACACTTCTTTGTTTATTTATACTATCCTTTCTAATACGTTTTCCATTTATATTTGTTCTATATACTAACTTTCTCACAATAGACCTTTTACAACAAATAACGATTTTATCAACATTTCTAAGAGTAATGCAATTACTTCCTAATTTATAAACATCTAGTAAATAGATTGTATTAAGTTTTTCTTCATTATTCATAATGTAATATTTTTAAAATATATCTTTAAATAATATCTACTAAATTTTTTTTATAAAAACTATTTATAAAAAAATACTTAAAAATAAAATTATAGTCCGTCTAGTTTAAAATTGTGGTAAAGTGGAGATAAAAGATTACGAAGTGTACTTTTATCTTAATTTATTATATTAAAATGTCTTTAAATATATGTTAAATAAAATTGAACACAAATTTAAAATGGATCTGCTATTAATTCTTTTAATCCTTCAATAAAATCTTTTTCAATTTTCCAACCAAGATTTTTAACTTTTTCATTTGATATATAATATCTTTTATCATTAAATGGTCTATCTTCTATATATTCAATATATTTATCATAATCTTCTGTATTTTTAATTAATTTAATTAATAATTGTGATATTTCTAAAACAGTATATTCTTTATCTTCATCACTTCCGATATTATATATTTCACCAACGATACCTTTTTCTAAAATTAATTGTAATGCTTTAGCCACATCTAATACATGTAAGAAAGCACGTACATTGCTTCCATCTCCTTGTATAGTTACTTTTTTATCATTTTTTAATAATTCAATAAATCTAGGAATTAATTTTTCCGGATATTGATTTTGTCCATATACATTATTACCTCTAGTAATAATAATAGGTAATTTAAATGAAAATCTATATGAGTTTGCTATTAATTCCGCACCTGCTTTTGTTGCCGCATAAGGATTTGTTGGACATAATATAGATTGTTCATTCTTTTTAACTTCATTATCTGATAACATTGATTCGCCATAAACTTCATCCGTAGATATATGTATAAATTTTTCAATATTTCCATATTTACGACAACTTTCTAATAATGTATGAGTTCCTAAAATATTATCATATGTATATTTTAAGGAATCCTCAAAAGAATTTTGTACATGTGATTGAGCTGCAAAATGTATTACAGTGTCTATATGATAATTATTTAATAAATGATTTAATAAATCAATGGAACATAAATTTCCTTTGATTAAAAAATATCTTGATGATTTTCTTATATCTTCCCGAATATTATATTCATTTGCACAATAATACATTGCATCTAAGTTTATTATATTTACATTATTATTATTATTAAAATAATAATTTATGAAATTTGAACCAATAAAACCACATCCACCAGTAATTAACAAATTTTTAACCATATATATTTAGTGCGTTTAAAAAATATAAAAATATAAACGCATAATTTATTATATGTTAAATTATTATTTATATAAAAAATTTAATCCAGATTTAAAAAATTTGAACAATCATCAATTATTATTACATTGGAATAATAATGGAAAAAAAGAAAATAGAATAAATTCATTAGAAACTTTTTTTAATATTTATCCATATTATGATCATAATGAATATAAACTTTACAATAAAGATATAGAAATAAATGATAAAATAGATTTAATGAAACATTGGCATATAAATGGTAAAAATAATAGAATATGTTCGAATGAATATTTTAATTCATTATATTCAAATATTGATATAGAAAAACTAAATCATAATAAATTAGATATTATTGATTTTCATAATGATTATCATAAAATAAATATTCATGATACAAATTATCATAAATTTAATATTATAAAAAAATATTTAAATCCAAATAAAGAGATTATTGGATTATATATTTATGAAGAAGAGAATATGAATGAAAATTTTTTTATAAAATCATTTTCTTATATAAATTATCATGATATGAATATTATTCTTATATCAAAAAATAATAATAATATCGATTTTCTAAATCACATTCATTATTATTTTATTGATGATTTATATGAAAATAATATGAATGATCAAGATAGAATATTATCCTTATCTATTTGTAATTATATTGTTACGAATAGTTTATCTGCAATTCATATGAATTCAAAAAAAATATTTTTACCATGTCATTTATATGATATATTATTAGATTCTTTACATAATATAATATATGTAGATAATATTTTTGATAATTCTTATTTTAATAATAAATTACTTATAACCGAATATGATAAATATTTTTTCATACATAATTCTATAAAAAGGATAAATAATAAATTATGTGAAAATAATTATAATAAAATATATATAAATCACTATATTATTGATAATATTCATTCAAAAGATGATATTCAACCAATAGAGAATATGGATGATATTCATTCCAATGATGATATTCATTCCAAAGATGATATTCATTCCAAAGATGATATTCATACCAAAGATGATATTCATTCCAAAGATGATATTCATACCAAAGATGATATTCATTTAACAGATGATTTTGAACATAATTTAAACAATATTATTAAAACATATATAATAAATTTAGATGATAGAAAAGATCGTTTAAAAGAGTCATTTGAAGAATGTCGTGCAATTAAATTATATAATATTGAAAGATTTCCAGCAATTAAAATGAATAAAGAACATAAATTAATAAATAGATTAAAAGCATGGAAAAAGAATAATATCGCATATTTATTGAATGCTTCTAGTTGTAAAATAAGTCATTTAGAAGTTTTAAAAAAAAGTTTATCTAATAATGAAGAATATATTTTAATATTAGAAGATGATATTGTATTTGAAGATAATTTATTAATATATTTAAATTTAGCATTAATACAATTAAAAAATATTGATTGGGATATATTTTTTTTATCATCTAATTTAAAAAATAAAGAAGATGCTATTAAAATAGATAATAATATACTTAAATTAAAAAGATGTTCAACGACAACTGCACAATTATTTCAAAGAAAAAATATAGAGAAAATTATTCAAATCATTGAAAATTCAGACATTGAAATTGATAATACTTATGATATATTTATAGAAAAAAAATATTGTTTATATCCAATGTGTGCATATCAAAGACACTCATATAGCAATATTAATAATAAAATAATTGATTATGGAAATTTTCATAAAAAATATATATATTAAAATTATACTTAAAATTTTAGTTTATTATATATAAATAATTTATATATAATAATATGATTTCTAATTTTAATCTTAGTAAATGGCCTATCGTATATTTCAAATCACTTGGAAATAATATAGATGATGAATCATTTGAAGAATATAAAAAATATTATTTAAATTTGCTTATAAGATGTAAAAATACAAATGAAAAAATGATATTAATATGCAATTTAAATAAATTAACTTCATATCCAATAGAATTTATTTATAAACAGGTAGAATTTAGTAAACAAATCTTTAAATTTAATCAAGAGTATCTTAAATGTGTATGTATATTATGTGAAAACAGAAATTTTAAAAATATTTTAAATTTATTTTTTACTTTAGTTAAACCATCATCGCCTTATAAATTATGTAAAAATTTTGATAAAGTTAATAAATATTTATTAGAAGTATTTAATATTACTTTTAATAGTAATGTTCTAGATGATAGTATTCATAATGATTTAACAAATGAAGAAGAAGTTAATGAAGAAGAAGTTGATGAAGAAGTTAACGAAGAAGAAATGTATAAGGAAGTTAAGCAAGAAATAAAAGTAGGAATTAGTAAAGATTTATAATTTATTTAACCATAAAAGGTTTTATTCTAATCGTATTTCTTTCTATCTCTTTTGCACTTAATTTTTTTTCATACTTTTTAACAGTTTCCATTAATAAATCTTCATCAATTTCAGGTAAAATAGCTTCAGAATATATTGTTTTCTGTCCAATGGTTACATCAATTCTAAAATCAATCGGATAAAATTGTGTACATAATAAATTATCATCTTTCATTATTGGTCTTAATTGTGAAGGAACTAGAAAATTTAGTTGAGGTGGTAATATTAACATTAATTGTTGAAAGGGAGTATAAGGACTACCTTCTGTAAAAGTAATATTGTTCATATCTACTATATTATTTTCTAAAACATAATGTATATCTGATAATAATGGAGATATTCTAAATTGATAATGCCATTGCCATGAAGGACATCCTTGAAAATAATATTTTAGATTAAACATCACACTTTCCAAATAATTTGTTACTAATTTTATTCTCATATTTAAATATTCTTCTTCATTACTTTTATCAATATTAAGATAATATTTATAATATTCTTCTTTCCATAATTCATAATCTTTATTATAATCTATTTTTTTAAAATCTTCATGATATTTATTATATAATGGATGATGAGGAGAACAAACTTCTAAATGTTCATAACGAGATTTAAATATTTCAAATGGTGTTAAATCGGATTCTTTTTTCAGTGTTTTATTACTAATTACACCACTCATTATTATATTCATCTCATTTTGTTGTTTTTTCATTAAAAAATCTTCTTTTTTACTCATTTCACTTATTAATTCTTTAAAAAAAGGAATATTTAATTGAGGAGAATCATCTTTATCTGGATGATAATTTATTAAATAATCATTATGATTCATTTTTATATTTCTATATACAGATATTAATGTTTCCAGTCCATCTTTCTTAATTTTTAAATATGGAAGAGATATAACAAAATCATTACCTACCAAAAATGTTAAAAAAATATAATCATTAATAATTCTTATTTTATCAAAAGTATGGTTTTTAGAAGTCCGTGTTAAATCATGATAAAATGCATTTCTAAGATTATCTATATGAACATCAACAAATTCATATGATTCATACATCTTTTTCATTTCTTCTGTTTGTAAATCAACCTCTCTTATTACATGAATATTACTTTTATGTGTAGATATTGCTAATACAATTAAATCTGCATCTTTTCCATAAAAATATATATGTGAATGTTTTGTACTATTTTTTCTTCGCATTGCTCTAGTTAATGGAAGAAATTTATGTTCTCCTTCACCAGGAACATTACTATTACTTAATAATACTTCCATTTTTGGATTATGCTTACTAAAACCTTTTGCTTTCATTATTTCTAATAATGAATTACTTAATTTTTCCATAAAATCAGTTCCAGGAGATATATTTGCACTACGATCCCAATCATCATCATCATTATCTAATTTTAATTTTTTTTTTTCATTTTTTATATAGATTTTATCAAAATATCCTTTATAACGTCGTGATCTTTGTTGTATCATTTTTGCACGTGGCGCGGGTCCATCTAATGCTATGTAGGTTAACTTTTCAGGTTTTACTACATCACATATTAAATATATTGTATATCTTATAACTTCATTAATTATAATTTCTTCTATCTTTTCTTTTGTATCTGTGTTTTTCACATTTTTTTTAATTCTTTCATATGCTGCATATACAATTCCATTATAATCTAAAAAAAAGTATTCACATTTTAATTTACCATTCTGTACCCCACTATGAATATTTTTATAATATTTATTTCTTAAAATTGATAAAAAAAATGTTGGTATTCCCATTAATATATATATATATAATATACTTTATATTTAATTATTTATTAATAATATATTTAATAACTTTTCAACACAGATAATACACCTTGTTTATAAACATGGTATAGATGTAATTATTTATTGTTAATTTTTCCATAAAAAATTAAAACATATATATTTGGTATTAAAATAAATAATGATCCAATTAATTTTGAAATGGATATTTTGTCTTTATTTATTATAATACCATAAATATATGCCATTAAAATACCAATATAAGATAATGGTGCATATATATGTGTACTTAAATTACTCATTGCATAAAATCTTAATAAATATCCAAATAATCCAATAACAATATTTATAATAAGTGATATTGATAAAGAACTTTTTAATTGAATATTTTTAATATCTTTCCAATAATATATAGATAATAAAATTGCTCCAAGAGCATATGATATAAAAAGATGATTCCAATTATTTTCTGTTTTAATATTTCTTATAATAAAATAAATACATGCTTCTGTTAGTGCGGCTATAATCATCATAATTATGCCTTCATATTTGAAATTTTCCATATTTTTATTTTTTTGAAAAATGTTTTGAAAATTGTTTTGAAAATTGTTTTGAAAATTGTTTTGAAAATTGTCTATTTTCTCACGAGATAGTATAATTACACCAATAATTGCAAACATAATAACAAATCCAACTTTTTCACCTGCAGCTAATAATATAAAAATTGGATAAAGATAAAAAATAATATATGCAATTCCACTTTCTAATATTAAAAATCCTCTATAAGATGAATAAACATGTAATATTGTTACAAGTGATAATGCAATACCATATTTTGAAAATATAGTATTAAATATAAATTTCCAATGGACGAAAAATCCAGATATAAATACATATATAAAAAATCTACTCCAAATTTGTAACCAAAAATTTAAGTTTATATACTTTACAAAGATTGGATATAAACTTAATAATGATTCTGAAATAATTTTACTTAAAATTTCATGATACATTTATATTTTAAAGATATTTTAAATATATATTTTAAAATATATTTTTAAAATATATTTTTAAAATATATTTTAAAAATATATTTTAAAAATCATTATTGAATACCAAATTTAAAAATCACGATTTTTTGAAATTATATATAATATAAGAATATAAATGCCAAAGTTAGTCAGTGAATATTTCAATGAACTCGTAACAGAATCAGTTAGAACATTAACAAATGCTAGAGTAAATTATGATCAACATAATAATTAAGTAATAACCTATATTGAAATGGAATGTCCTTATAATTTAATTAAATTAAATTTATTAATTGACTTTAATGGAACTAAATATTCTGCATATATTTTAAAAAATAATATATTAGATCCAGTAAGTTTTACTTTTAATTCTATATCTGGATCAAATTATGATAATATTACATCTGGAAGATGGGAAAATGTTGATTTTAATGGAAAAACATATGCTAAAATTTCATTATATAGTGATGATTGTTAATCAAATAATACTTCATTTGAATTATTAAAATCAATGTCTTGAATATTTTCTATCAAATGATAATATTGTTTATCATTGTAAAAATCTTCTAATTCATTTTCATTATTAATATTATTAAAATAAGTATATTCTTTTTTATCTATCATATAAGTACCTTCATTCTCATATTCTAAATATATAATATTTAATTTAGTTTTACGACCCATTCTTTGTGCTCTACCAATAACTTGATTTTCCATTATTTTATCCATTTTATGTACAAAAATAATGTCTGTTGAATTTTCTAAATTCATGCCACAACCAAAAAGTTTTGAATTACATAATAATATTTTAGCATTTCCAAATTTATATTCATTTATTGCTTTATCTATATCTTTTATATTTCCTTTATCCAAATCAATACATTCTATTTTATCATTACATATTTCTTGTATATAATCAAATGCATTATTATAATCTGAAAATATTATTATTTTTTTATTATTATCATTTAAATTATCAATATAATTCTTTAAAAAAATATCTTTTGAAAAATTTATTATTTCAAAATGAATATCTTCTTTTTCAATTAAATTTTTATCTATTTCAATTTTATTATCTTCTATATTATATATTTCTTGTTTATAACAAAGTAAAACATCTTTTACTACATTTTCTGTATTACAAAAAATACATGAACGTTTTTTTATATTATACCATTCATTTATACATTCTTCACATATTTTATTATTGCAACATGTTGATGTTACATATATTTTATTATTCATAAATGAATTATAACATATTGGACAACAATCATTTTTTTTCAATCGTTCATATAACAAATTTATTTTTAATTCATTTTCTTTTATTTTTTTTGTAGATAAATTTAACATTTTATTATAAATTTCTAGTTTTTCAAATGATATTAATGAATTCTGATAATCAATAATTATTTTTAATAAATTATCTATAAAGTTTTTAAAAGAATTAATGCATGATTGACTTTCATTATTCATTTTAAATAAAATTTCATATACACTGTTTAATAATAACCCTAATTTTCTTAAATTTACAATAATATTATTAATATGCGTTGTTACATTTGTATTTTTCATAAATTCAGTAAAACTATTTGAAATATCATTAATATTATATAATATATCAATAATATTATCCAATGATGATTTTAATAATTTTATATCTTCTCTTCTAGATGTATGAATAATTTTTTCTCCGGATTTATCTTCAATATTTATATTAAGATAGATATTTGAATGATCATCAAAATTTTGTAAAAATCGTATAATATCTTTTTTAAATTCATCTATATAATAAAAATTATTCATTATATTTTCAAAAGCTGTCTTGTTACTATTTAAATTTTCATTATATATTTTATATAACTCAATATTTCTAATTGCATCTTCAATATTTAATTTATCTGAATATAATGAATTTTTCTTATTTTTTAATATAATTTCAATAACTTCTTTTTCATTCTTTACTCTTTTTTTATCAATTGTATAATCCATTGCATTCAATGATTTTAAATCATTGTTACTAATAATATGACCAAGAATATCATCAATATAAAAATTTTTACATAAATAATAAAATTTGTTTGGATTTTCCAGTATAATATTTGAATTTATAAAATTATCATCACATTTACATATTATATCATTTATATCTATATTATTTAATTCATTTTCATAATATCCTAATAAATGAATATTAAAAGATGCAGAAACAAACCAAATAAAATCACTATTTATTTTTGTAGATATTATATTTGATATACTATCAATCTCATCAAAAAAAACTCTATTAATACTTATATTTAATGAATTTAATGTTGTTGCAATATTATGATAATAAGATGATGTTGTTAATATAACATTATGTTCTAATAATATATTAGGATTATTATATAAAGTTATTATATTTTCATAATCAATAAATTTTTTATATGATAACTCATTACTAAAATTCTCTAAACTAATAATCCATTGAGAATATATATTTTGAGGTACAACTATAATATTTGTTTTTTTCAATAATCTAGTATTATAAATTAAAGCTAATATAACATATGTTTTTCCAGTTCCAGGTTTATCATTCATTATTCCAAATTTACTATCTTTATTTTCAATTTCTTTACATCTTTTTAACATTGCAAGTTGATGTTTTTTTAATGTTATATTTATATTTATCGGATGTTCTTCTATTTCTGATTCAATTGATATTAAATTATTCATATAAAATATATATTTATCTATTCTTTATATTTAATTTTTAATAAATATATTTATTAAAAATTAAATATAAATAAAATATATTTAAAAAGAAACCTTGGTTTCCTTACTATTTTTAATTTATTATAAAATATTAAAAAAATGATTATTATAATGTTATGAATTTAAATTAGGTATATATATTATTATGTCATCTAAAATAGAATTTGATAAATTTAAATCAATAAATATTTCTAAACTGGATATTTTAAATGATGATTGGTTATTAAACATGGAAAATCAATGTGTAAAAAAAGTAAATATTGGTAAATTTGCATTATGTGAAATACCATTAGATTCTAATATTGAAACACTTATAAAAGAATGTAAAAATAATATATTTTTAGAAACAAAATATAAAGAAATCTTATGGTTAAAAAATCAAAAAACATTTAAAATTGAATGTGAAAATATAATAATGAATACGTGGTTATGTAAAATTATTACATTTTCAGATTTTTTAAAATTATCTTCCTTAAAAAATATAATTTCGAAGGAAGAATTAGAATATTTTGAAAATAAAGAGTTAGAAATAATAATTACACCAGTAATATATGGAAGATGTAATAATTCAATGATATTTTTAGATAAAGTTTATAGAGATTATGTTTATAAACATAAATTTTCTAAAAATGATATTATTGCAATAAAATCTGTAGCTGGAAGTGGTAAAACAACTACATTATTAGAATTAAGTAAAATACATAAAAATAAAAAGATATTATATATTGCTTTTAATAAAAGTTTAATAGACGAAATAAAGGAAAAAATAGTGAAAAAAGATATTAAAAATCTTCATCCATTTACTTTTGATGCATTATCACGACTGATTTTTATTCATAATATGAAGAAAAATAATATGGATGATGATTTTGATTACGATAATTTAAATATATTTGATCTTAAACCTCAGACTTTACCATATATAATAGACTGGTTTTCTAATAAACCATACAGAATTAAAAATTATTATATTTCCAATTTTAGAAAATTTTGCAATCAAACAAAATATAAATGTATAAAAGAATATTGTATGAAAGTTCTAGGCGGTGAAAAAAATCTATTAACAAAAATGTGGGAAAAAGTATTAAGTTATGAATTAATCACTTTTGAAGCAATACGAAAAATGGTAGAAATAAATCATATGTGTAAAAATTATATTGATAAAAATTATAATATGATATTTATTGATGAATCACAAGATTTTGATAATACAATGTTAAAAATATTATTGGAAGATACAACATTACCAAAAATTTTTGTTGGAGATCCAAAACAAGCAATTTATGAATGGAAAGGTTCAATTAATGCTTTTGATAAACTTCCAACATCTTCTTTAACATTAGAATTTTATTCAACATTTAGAGTAGGTAATCCTGCATGTGATCAAATATCAGCAAAATTTAATAATTGTTGGATGATATCAAAAAGTTCTAATATGACAATATTGGAATATAATACGATTCCAGATGAAAAATATATATATTTATTTAGAAGTTGGAAAAATTTATTAAAAACTGCACAAAATATAAAAAATATTTGGATTTATAATTATGATTCTCAAATAGAATATATTAAAAAATTACATTCACGATTACAAATAAGTAAATTAGATGAAGATGAATTAAACGAATTTTCAGATGACCTTCCAAAATTTTTATTAAAAATGTCTTTTGAAGAATTAGATAAATTATTAAATAAAATTAAAACAAATATTGTAGATAAAGAAGTATGTGATGTAGAATTTTATACCATACATAGTTATAAAGGATTAGAAAATGATATTATTCGAATATATAATGATATTGATATTCGCAATGAACAAAATTTATATTATGTTGCATTAACACGTGGAATTAAGAAAATAATTTTAGATATCAATAGTCAATACAATGATAATTTGAAACAGACGATGATATTAAATTTTTGAGGATTTATTGTTTTTTTTGTTTAATTTCAAATATTTAATGATATCACTATTTGATATATTTTTTTTATTAATACTTAAACATAAATGAATAATACCATATTTTAGTAATTCTTTTGGAGTAAAATTTATAATACTATTTCTCATTTCTTTATAATAATTATTTGGTAAATTAGTTGTTTCTTTATAGAATTTAAGAACATTATTAAAAATAAATAAAGAATTATCAATTACATCAATGGTTTTATGTGCCCAATAAAGACTTCCGTAGCCAAATGCAAAAGTACTACTAATAATAGTTGGTTTCATCATAATTCTTATCGGACACATTATAATAGAGGATAATATATCAAAGTATTGAGAACCTTCTATAAATGCAATAATAGGAACTCTTTTTTGAATCATTGCCAAACGATAATTTAATTGAATAAGTTCAAGAGGATTTGAATCTGCAATTAAAGCCGTAGTCATTGTTGGTTTAAAATGTATAATGATTGGTTTTACATTATCTTTTTTTATTAAAAAATTATTATCAAGAAGTACACATAAATTATTTAAATTTGTTATTTCACTTATGTTTCCGCCAGAATTATTTCCATTCATTACAAAATCATAATTACTATAGATATTCTCATCAATATAAATATGATTTAAATTTGTTTTTTTTAAAAAAGTGGATAAATTTAATTGCAAATTACTAAAATTATCATAATATTCTGGTTTATTTATTTTTGGTAATTTTAGTATTCTATCTATTATATTTTTACTTAAACAATATTTAGCATCAATTAAAATATCTCTTTCAATGAAATTTTTAATTTCATTATCTGTTAATTTTGTTTTTTTTTTAAGTAATTCAATATAATATATCTTACTATAATATGCAGAATACTGAGATTGTATCATATCCGATAATTTTGAAACATTCCTTCCAAATGCATCATGTATCATATACATTGAATAGTCCATCATTACTCTATAAGGAGCTAATAATGCTAAAATTGTAGCTGCCGATGCACATAATTTTTCTATTAAAACGCATAATGGAACACGTTGTGATTGAATAAGTGTATAAAATACATCTGTTGATGCTAAAGATCCTCCTGGAGAGTTTAGATGTATAATAATTGGTTTTGGAGATATTTGTACTCCAGAATCATCTATTTTTGTTTTAGAAATATCCATAAGCATCTTCTGTAATGTATTTACTGAATCATCATCAATTCCTGTATAGAAATATATATGTTGTGCTTTATCTGAAAAAAAATCATCATTACTAAATTTTGAAAATATTTTTTTGGACTCATTCACCCAAGAATCATATAAAATATCGGTTGATGTTGTATTTTTTAATATTTCTAACATATAATATAATATAATATAATATATTTTTTATAAAATAAATATATTATAAATATATTATAAATATATTATAAATATATTATAAATATAAATTATATTAAAGATATATTTTATATATTGCATTATATAGAATGCATAAATATTTTAATGATATTCATGTGATTGTAATTAATTTAAAAGAACGTAATGATAAAAGAATATATATTGAAAAAGAATTAAAAAGTAAAAATATTCCATTTGATATTTTTACAGCAACGAAACATAATGATCCTAAAAGAGGATGTCTAGAATCACATTTACATATTATTAAAAATGCAATTACAAATAATCAAAAATATTTAATGATTGTAGAAGATGATTTACAATTTATTAATGAAATAAGTAAAATGGAAATTCCGCCTGATAACTGGGACATGATATATTTAGGTGGAACAATACATCGTGTATTAGATAAAAAACATAAAGGGTATGCTAGAGTTCAGTGTTGGACAACACATGGATATATTATTAATTTATTAAATACTAATTTAGTATCAAAAATATTAGAATGTGAAAAATATGATGGTGAGATAGATAGATATTATTTAGAAAAAATACATCCTAATTTTAATGTATATGTATGTGATCCAATGATAGCTATTCAAAAACCGGGATTTTCAGATATTGAAAATAAAGAAGTTTCTTATGATTTTATGCAATCTACATTAAATGGATTAATGGTTCCAGAACATGATATTGATAATGAAGGGAATTATATTTTAAAATTACCAAATATGAATGAATGTGATTTACCAAAAATTAGTATCATAACACCAACATATAAAAGACGAAAAATATTTAGTATGGCAATTCGTAATTTTGAAAATTTTATTTATCCAAAAAATAAAATAGAATGGATTATTGTAGATGATTCTCCAGAAGATGAAAATGTAAAAGATCTACTTCCGCGTGATAAAAGAATCAAATATATACATATAGATTCCGGAAATGAACCAATGACAATTGCTATGAAAAGAAATATATGTATATCCAATTCTACAAATCCATATATTGTTCATATGGATGATGATGATTATTATCCTCCAGAAAGTATCTTAGCACGAATAAAAATTTTATTAAAATATAAATCTGAAAATATAGAATGCGTAGGTTCTACTTTAATAGGTACTTATAATATTATATCTAATACAAGTTCCATGAGTAGCGATGGTCCAATTAGTTTGTCAGAAGCTAGTATGGCATATACTAGAAAATTTTGGGAAAATAGACCATTTGATGAAACATGTATAAAAGGAGAACATAAATATTTTACGGAACAACGTTTAAATAAAATTATAGATATTCCATATAGTTTTATATTAATAGCAATAAATCATAAAAATAATTTTACAGATAATTTAAGATCTGATTATAGTGGAATATTAAAATATAGTGAAAATTCCGATAAAAATGGAGAAATTGCAAATTTTTTTGATACATGGGATTTGGAAACACAAATGTTTATAATAGATCTAAATAAATATCTAAATAAGAATCTTTGACTTAATAATAATATATGATTGAAATGATTTTAAAATTCTCACTTTTTATTACTAATCATATAATGATTGTGTAATAGTTAGATAACAACATAAAATTACAGAAGAAATGATGAACGGTATAGTAAATACAATCATTATCAACAATAATGATATATATATAAGTACTGATAGTATGTTATCAAATTTTTGCAATTTCATTCTATCTAAACAAAAAAGCATTACATGAGAAATAATAAACGCAGGTAAACATAATATTACTCCAAATAATGATTGTATGGATGAAATACATAAATATATAATATCATATATATTATGATAAATGATTTTTATTTTATGGTAATGAAAAAGAATTTCGTTACTATTCATTGTAAATAATGAAAATATTCATTTTAATGATTATTATATTCTTACATTATTATTTTTCAATTTTTTTTTATAAATAAATTTTGATTACAAATATCTTGAACCATTTGTAATCAAAAAAAATACATCCCAAATCCTTAATGGTAATATAATTAATACCATTGCATACAATACAATACATGATTCAATGACATCATATATATCAATGCAACAATAAAAATGTTCAAAAATCATGAATGATAATATACGCCATACCATTAAATATGATTTTATATAAAAAAGAATTCCATGATAAATTATCAACAGATGAATATATAATATATACATGAAAAATATAATACCTGCGCATGTATAACAAGTTTTATATTGTAAAAAATGTTCATTCGCACTTTATAGTGAATAATAAAATAGTATTCCTGCTATACTTTTAAATTTATAATAAAAATGTATTCTTATAATCTTATCTGTCAATTTTTATTCTATTGTTTGTTTTATAAAATCAATTTACACCTGAAATGATTTTTAAATTCTCACTTTTTATTACCTAAGTATATAATAATTATGTAATAAAAAAATAATAATTAAAATTTTATAAATTTTTTAATAAAAATATATGATAAAAATATAATTTATAAAAATAAATATTATTTTATTTTTTAGAAAAGTAATATTTATAATGCTTTAACAAATATATATTTTATCAATATTTTTTATTGTTAAAAAAGTGAGAATTTTAAAACAATTTCAGGTGTAACTTCAAGAATGTTATAAGACAAATTTTAAAAAAAACACTTTTTTAAGAGAATAAAAATTATTATATTATTTATAGGTGGGTTTAAGTAATTCTCGTATATCATTCGGAACCAAAATGGTGTATAAAAATAATATGAGTAGATTGCATATATTTATGTATATAAAATATCTTTCTATTTTTTCTTGAGTTTGACTAGAAAAATAATTATTCATCAATAAAAGTCTGAATTCATCATTTAAATGCATGTATAATACAGGTATAAATAGCATAAATAGATTAATATTTATATAACATGTCATTATATATTTAATAGTTTCAATAGAAATATAGAATACTATATATTTAGTATTTTCAATATTATATAACATCTCTTTTATTTTGAACTTTTCAACTTTTATAATGAAATATATTCTTATTTTATTATCTATCAATTTTTTTTTTTGTAGTAATAATGAAATCCGTCAAAAATAATCGATGGTAAATATGATATGAAAATGACCACTAAAAATATTATTAGAAGACCTGCCTGTATACAATCATATAGAAAGCATTTACTGAATAAGTGTTTTAATTTGTTAATAATAATAAATGGTAATGATAATAGTATTAAGAATAATAAGGATGTTACAATAACTCCAGCATGTATAGCATTATACAGTTTGTAATTAAAGATATTATCTCCTTTTATTTTTTTGTAAATAAATAATAAAAGAATATTAATCATAGTTGCCTATATAGTAGATTTTTGAATAAAAAATATTCTTATATTATTTATCTATCAATTTTTTTTAACAATAAAAATTATACCATTCTTTATGTAAATCATGACTATAATATAATTTTTTAATTCGATCTATCCAATATTTTTTTTTATTTTCATTATAAAATATTAAATTTACATTTGGAAATGGATAATCATAAGGATAATAATATATTTGATCATTTTTAACTTTATTAAATAATGATTTATTCTTCATAACTTTTTCATATAATTCTTTATTACTCATTATTGTAAATATTTTTTGAATAATATCAATATTACTAATATTTTCATAGTAATTAAACGTATAATTTATATTTTTATTTTTATCACTGATATATTTCTTGTGAGAAAAACTTCTTTTAGTATTATTACATATAGTATATAGTTTTTCTTCTTTACTAATAATAATATTATTTATATTAAATTATATAATAGTTTATTTAATATTTTTTCATAAAAATAAAATTTAGTAATTGTATATTTTTCTCTAATTTTTAGTATAATATATTTTCTATAATCAAAAACACTAAAAAGTTCTTTTCTGTTATTTACTTTATAATTATACCAATCATCACTTAATATAAAATCAGGATTTTTAAATATATTTATAAAATTCCAGAAATTATCATATTCTTTTACCTCTTTCGATGTTAATTTATACATATTATATTATTATTTTATAAAATAATAATTATAAAATATATTGTTATAAAATATATGGGTAATTTAATTAACACATATTTAATAAATATCAAAACATTTGAAACAATTGTAGAATGTAAAAATATTAATTGTAATATTGATAAAATAAAAACACCAAATGAATTGAATAAAATAAAAGAAAAATATGAAGTATTTAAAAAAAAGGATGGAGAATTCATAAAAAAAAATCAGAATCTTTTAAAAATATTAATTGAACTCTTTACAAAAACTTTAGAAAATAAAGAATATATCAATGATATTATTAAATACTTAAATGAAGTCGAAAAAAAATGCAATAATGAATATATAAAATATATTCAAGATCTGATACAAATAAATTATAATTGTGATGAAAGTAATTTTAAAATAAATAAAAATGTAAAAAATGATAATAATAGATTATTAAATATTATAATTACAAAATATACTAAATATATGATTGATAAATTAAAAATAAATAAAAAATTTATTAATATTGAGCATAAAAGAATTTATTTATTGAATCAATTTTTATATAATTCAATGTTTAATATACATGTATATGATGTATGTTTTAATTTTATAGATATTAAAAAATATCCATTTACAAATAAATATTTAATAAGTAAAAAAATTATTTCATTAAATATTAAAATTACAGAATTTAATTATTTATCTAAATTTAAAACACTGGATGAAAAAGATATTAAAATTATATATAAATTAAACGAAGATTATATAAATGAATATTGTAAAATATTAAAGAATATTGTTAAAAATAAAAAATATATTAAAGAATATAAAGATTTTTGTAATATATTAAAAGAAAAAAATGAAAAATCTTACACAGAATATATAAAAAAGATTGAAAATTTATTAAATATAGATGTAAGTTCAAAATTAATAATTCAATTTAAAAAATCTTTAAATATATTATTAAAAATTTGTAAAAAATAAATATTTTTTTAACTTAATATATCAAAAAATCCACCTTTCACTGATTTTTTAAGTTTTTTTTTACCAGTTTTTTTAACAACTGGTTTCTTAACTAGTTTTTTAACTGGTTTCTTAACTAGTTTTTTAGCTGGTTTTTTAACAACTGGTTCATCCTCTACTTTTTTTTCAAATGGTTTTTTTATTATTTTTTGAATTTTATTCATTATTTTTTCTGGTTTTTTATTCGATTTTGTAAGTTGTTTTTTATTTGATTTTTTTTCTTTATATTCTTTCGTTTCGCATGATTGATACACACCCATTTTTTTATATTATAATATAATATAATTATTATAATTTAATTTTAATAAAAATTAATTTTTAAATTAATTTTTTAAATTAATTTAAAAATTAATTTTTTAAATTAAAATATCTTTAAATATATTTTACAATAAAATTTAACACAATTTTAAAATGGACTTACTATAGAAATAATAAAATAAAAAATTGACGGAAAAATAATTAAAAAATATAAAATAGATAATCAAATATAAATTTCATTAAAATATGAGTTTAACTAAATGCATTTATATTTTCATTGATTTTAAACCATGTAAAAAAGATGGTACTTTCATGAATATTAAACCATCAAACTATATTTACAATGCAATAGACACTTATTTAAATTACTCGGAGCAACGAATAAGTATCAATTTAAAAGATATTTTAATAAATATTAGTATATTAGTTCTTACAGGTATTCTTGGGTTTAGTATTGAGCATCCAAAACTTCAAAATCTAGCTTTTTTAACCGCGGTATTCGGATGTTTAATTATGATATATATATTATATACTTATTATCAATTCTATTTAGAACAATATGAATTATTATTACTTAATATTTACAATGATATTTGTCGGAATATAGATAATAATTGCAACAATATATTATATTTTTATGGTTCTAATAAAGTTACTATTAGAAAACTAGTTGCTATGATTAAAATAATAGGTTTATTGAAAAATATATACTTTTCATTTGAAGAAACCGATTTAAAAATGAAAGAGTATAAAAAAAATTGTTTAAATATAAATCAAAATGACGAAAAATATTTCTATTTACCAGATTCTAATATTATTATAGAAGAATAAAATTTGATACATTTATAAAAATAAGATAAAAATATTTTGAAATTTTATTTTTAGAATAAAATAAAAAATTGATAGTAAAAAATAATTAAAAATATGAAATACATAACTAAATCAAATTATATAATGAGTTCAACTAGGTGTATTCATCTTTTTATTGATGTTAATTTCAGTTGTGAAGAAGAATACCGCAAATTATCGAATAACATTGGACAAAATGATATTATTTTATATTATCCAGAACTACGATATGGTAACAAGTTAAATATTTTTAGTTTGATAGGATTTAGTACATTTATCCTTTCAAACATTATTATTTGGACTATAGAAGATTCATCTACTCGTAATGTAGTTTTTTTATATTGTAATATTGTATGGATATTTATTTTGTATAAGTTATATTCCCTTTATCAAAACCAATGGTACGAATCAGAATCATTATTATCAAATATTTATACTGATATTCGTGGCAATATGCATACAAGCAATAATATATTATGTTTTCATGGTCCAAATAAAGTTGCTATTGGTAAAATTGTTGATATGATTAAAAAAATAGGTTTTCCTAAAGATCAATTTGTTCCATATAGAGAGATCAATTTAAAAATAAAAGCATATAAAGAGAATAATTTGAATTTAGAAAAAGATGATGAAAAGTATTTCTATTTATCAGATTCTAATATTATTATAGACTAAAAAATTTACATAACTATTTATAATAAAATAAAAATACATAATCAAATCAAATATAACTTCATCACAACGTTTTTTGTTTTTATTAACATTAATGACAGTTCCTTTTACACCTTTGCACACAATGCTAGAAACTTATTGTTATAAGATAATATATTTAATAAATATAAAAATATTTATTTAAAATATTAAAATTAGTTATTTCTATCTAAAAAAATCTTGTAAGGATAGTTACATAATAATATGTCATAATAATATGTCAAAAGAAGGTAATATTATATAAAAAAAGTATTGAAAAGAAGTTATGAGAGCATCTTATGAAATCGCGGATTTTATTAATAAATATTATACAATAAAATTAATAAATTGATATTTATATATCAATAAAACAATATTAAAAATAAGTTATTAAAATTAAATTAAATTATTAAATTATTAAATTATTAAATAGATGTTATTAAAAATAAGTTATTAAAATTAAATTAAATTATTAAATTATTAAATTATTAAATTGATGTTATTAAAAAATAAGTTATTAAAATTAAATTAAATTATTAAATTATTAAATTGATGTTATTAAAAAATAAGTTATTAAAATTAAATTAAATTATTAAAGTATTAAA